TCGGCAAAGTCGGCGTACAAGTCACCGTCTCCACGAAGCTGATCTTCAAGTGGAACTTCAGTCAACCATCTTGGCGGCCAAGACTTCTCAGACATTGCGCTTTTGCGAAAGTAGCTCGTCTAATTTACTGCGAACCTTAACTTCTGCAACCCCCAACTTGCTTCGGTCAGAAGGTGTTAAACCTAGAACTGACAGAAGTTTCAAAATCTCATTCTCTGTTGTGCTAATCATTCCGACAAGTGGGTTTGCATAGGCATAGCCTTTGTCTGTGAAAAGCACATAATCTGTTTCTTTCAACTTTTCAACAAGTTGAGTTTTGCGATCAAACTTTTCGCATAGTTCAATCAAGGCGATGCCATCTGAGTTTGCAATCCACGGTGCCATCGCACGAATGTCTGCCCAAAGTTTCTTTGCGCCCTTTGAAAGCTGCGCAGGTGGCTTGTCATCAACACGCGGAAGCGCAATAACATTGCTCACATCAGGCAGTTTGCGTTTGCCTGGGTTTCCCAATACACGCTTGAGTTCAGTTGGTTTCGGTGCTGGCCCTGTCATATTTTTTTTGCCTTCATGTAAATTAAACGCCCCCTATGCTAAATTGCGACTATACGCTCAAGCGAATACGCGGGGTTACGCTTTCACGCTTGTCTTGCAAATCTGCCGTGTACCCATATGTGCCACCGGGGGGTCTTGGCTAGTTAGAACCTTTTCGACTATTACATTTGCGGCACAAGACTTGTGCATTGCTTGGTATTGACAAACCGCCTTGTGATAGTGGCTTGATGTGATCAAGAGTCAAGTCTTTGGTTGAATGGCAGATTGTACAAAATGGTTGTAATGCTCGCATCGTTCGAGATAACTCATGCCACTTGCTATCGTATCCACGATCTGAACGCTTAGGTCTCTTGCGTTCTTGTAATCTTTTGCAAGCATCGCATCGTGCAGCTCTGACAACAACACCACAACCATTGCAAGGTCTAGGCAATACCATCAGTCTTTATCAAATACTCAATAGCCATTGACAACTTGGTGGTGTCATCCCCATAGTATCCAAGCCCAACATTGCATCGTGTGCATAAGAGTCCACGAATCTTGTGAGTCTCATGATTGTGGTCAACAACTAAACCGCGCTCTGCCTCTGATGTATGTATGCCACAGATTGCACATGAATTGTTTTGTGCTGTAAGGAACGCATCGTATTGTTCATCTGTGATGTTTGTAATCATGCGATGTTTGTTGCGACAGTTCTTGCATATGTCATAGTGACCATTAGGTGTTCGCTTATCTTTGTGAAATGAATCAAGAGGCAAATCTATTTTGCATCGGCGACACTTTGAAGTTGTGTCAGTCCTCTTCCTCATCGTCATCGTCAGAAGTATCCAATCCAAGTGCAGCAAGGCGATCCTCAGACGGTAATGAAAGGTATGAGGAAACAGTTGATTGAACTGCACGATTAAGTAAAGATTCAATGGCATCAAATGAGAGTGATTGATCTGTCATCAACTCAGTTGCGACATCACCGATGTTTATGATTATCTTCAGCATTGTGTGAATCCATATGCTGTTGCAGGGATAGCAAAACCTGATAGCGAAAGCGTAGCATAATTGATTGCCAACTTTGTCAAATCATTCATATCTGCACCACTTTCAAGATGTCTCCGAAGTTGTAAAGGCTTCCACGCTTTTCAATGTCATGGCGTTTGACAATCCGATAAATCTCTCTCTGACTTATCTTGAGCCACAAACTAATTGCCTCAACATCAAGAAAGAACTTTCGGTTCGGATTGCTCATCGCCAACTTCACCAATCGAGCTACTGTCCACGATTGCTTACACCCGAAGCAAGAGACCTCATCAGATAAGTTCTCAACATCTATGACAACAAATCGCTTGCACTCATCACTAGGACAAGGAATGCGCCTGGCTTGTTCAGAGAACTTCTTTGCTGCTGCTCTGCCTTTGGCATGGAGACCATAGACATCTGAAGCGAATTCTACTGCCCACGGCTGAAACAAAGTGTAGTCAAGGTGTGCCAGGTGGAACGAGCAGGTGGCATCCACCTCTGCCTCAATCGTTGGCTCTTTGTCCAGGTAGGCAGGTGGTGTCAGCCCACGCCCAATCCGAATCGGCACTTCCCACCCATGCAGGATGTGGAGCAGGTCAGTTGCCATTGAGAAATCCAATGCGTTGACATTGATGCCGATTGAACGCTCTGCACTCACCGCGCCTGATCCTGTCCTTGCAGGGGCAAGATGCTCACTCGACTCATGTTGCAGGGCAGGAAGTTCAACAAGGCACGCCTTGACCTTCAGCTCACAGACAATGCACGCGCCCTCTTTGTTGGTCGCTCTTTGGCAGATGTTGCAGTTCATCAGAAAGGAACTCCTTCGTACTCTTGGATTGGCTTTGGCTTGCCCCAATAGGCAGGTGCCATGTCAGGTGTTTCAAACAGGTGCATGGTTGAACAAAGGTGAGTGGCAAGGGTGATGGCGTTGGGATTGGTTCCCATTGCGATCCGACTTGAAGTTCTTCTGACTGCCTCAAATGAGATGACAGTCTTGTGGCATTCATAGGTTCTTGCACCCTGCAAAATCTTCACGATCTCTTCGGCAATGTTGAGTCGAGCCGTATCAAGTTTCGTGTCAAATCCTGCCGATGATAAACCGTGCCAAATAAGTTTTCCACAGGCTCGGCAGTTTATTGGTTGAAAGTTGAAATTCATTAAGATAACCGATCCGTGAGCGTGCCACCGAACCGCGCCCCGCGCCCCTCTAAAGAGGGGGCGCGTCGGCGCGGTTGTCGGCAGTATGCCGAGAAATTAGCGGATTGGTTCGGCGCGGTTCGGCGCGGTTGCATCATCAAGAGTTATCCACAGGCAAAGTGCAGCAACCACAACATTCTATGCAGAGCCAAGTTGCACCATCAGGCATTAAATGAACTTCATTGACTAGCTTATGACAATCAAAACAGATGTGTTCTACTGACATTCTTTAGCCTTCCAAAGTCTCAAGAGTTCGGACATCATTGACCACAAAAGTTTTCTTGTGCTTGAACAATTTCTTTTGTCCTTCCTCTTTCATCGCCATATGACCACTCATGACCAACGATGTCAGAGCCGCAGAAATCTCGGTGTTGCCAATCTTATGACCTTCTTTACGAATCTTTTCTCTGATCTCATTCAAGCCCATCTCATAACCATGTGCTTCCATAAACTGTGAGACCAACTCAAGTCGAGAGTCGGCAGATGCAACTGCAACTGTTCCACCTGAGATTGACACCGAGATTGACCCATCCTTGCCGTTTCGGATGTTGGCAACGCCGAGTGTCTTTGCATCAGGGCAGATGGCTCGGACATAGCCAGGGCGATCCTTCGTCACCTTCAAGTCAAGGCTGCCGTCAATGCCTCTGCCAAATGGCATTGACACATCACAGGCAATTGCCACCCCATCAATGTCAGCTCGCTTGGCTTGAGCGCCGATGGCGTAGTTGCCCCGATTGTCCTTTGATTTAGTCACATGGTCAATGGTCAGAATGCCTGATCCAAATATCTTCAAGGGCTTGAGAATCTTCTGCGAAAAGGTCGTTGCATCCTTATTCTTTTCCAAGTCAAGGGCAAGTAGGTTCATCGCAGCATTGACACCATCCACAACAATCAGCGTTGGCATGAACTTACCAATCTCAGTTTTCATGATCTCACCGATGCCCTCACCCAACGGTTCATCAGGGTTGGCATACTTGAACGACTTCAGCTTTTCTGTGTCGCATTTGAGGGTCTGAAGGCGGTTAAAGATGCCACGGGCAGAGTCCTCAAAGTCAATGTAGAAAACACAGTTGCCCTTTGCCAACTCCTGCCTGACTGCTTCAAGTGCCACCCAAGTCTTGCCTGACTCAGACTCACCGAACAGGGCGTTGACCTTTCCGGCGTACAAGATGTTATGCCCATCCTCACGGCGAAGCATTGAGGGTGGCGGTTCTTCATCAAAGTCCTCATTCCAAATCTCGCGTGGAATCCAAGAACTTGTGGCAACTTCCTCATTCTCATCATGTAACTGCACCATTGATGGGGCGTGAATCTCTAACCCTGCCCAATCGGTTTTCAGCTCGTGTGATGCTCCGTAGCCCTTCTCACGCAAGGCTTTGGCTGCCTGTTTGAAATCACCATTGTGTTCAATCTGTGCGTAAGCGGCAAACTTTGAGTATGAGGATTCAGCGTTGAAGATGGTGCTTGTTGAAAATACAAACAGTTTGTCATTGCCGTTGAAATTGGTGGTGGCAGATACGCCTTCATTCTTGCCTGGTCTGCGCCATGCGGTGGCATCGCCCTTTGAATACACCTTTGTCCACCCAAGAGGTTCAAGGATAGATTCCCAAGTGACTTTGGCGTTGTAATCATCACCTGCCGACAATGACGAGTCATCGCGCTTGACCACATCTGCTTGGATAGATTCAACCTTTGGCATCTGATCAAACATCGCAAAGAGGTCATGCAGGGCATTTCTTTGCTGCATCGTAATTGTTGGAATGGTCTCAATTGAACCGCCAATTAATGTCCAATTGCCACCTGAAGGG